GAAAGCGGAGCCTGCGATGCGCGGCCTTGTTGATTACGCTTTGCAAAACGGATTGGACCCTGAAACCTTCAGTGAGGAAAACCAGCGTTTTATTACCGCTGCACAACTCGCACTGTTGGCGAAGGCGAAGAAGTATGACGAGCTTTCAAAAGGCAAGTCGAAGCCCGCTCCCAAAAAGCAGCCCGCCGTAAGGCCCGGTGTAGCAACGCCGCGTTCCGCCCAAAAGCAAGTGGTGAAGCAAAAGGCAATGTCCCGTCTCGAACAAACTGGAAGCATTGATGATGCGGTCGCAGCGATGCGGGCGCTAAGACGGTAAAGGATATTGAGCAATGGCTCTCGTAACTAACTCGGTGACCACTTACGGCACCACCACTAACCGCGAAGATCTCGCGGACGTTGTTTACAACATTTCACCGGCGGATACTCCGTTTTTCTCAATGGCTGCAAAGGTAAAGGCGACCAACGTATTGCACGAATGGTCAACCGATACACTGGAAGCCATTAACACTGCGAACGCACAGCTTGAAGGCGGCGAAACAAGCCGTTCTTCCAGCACCACGCCAAGCCGTGTTGTCAACACCTGTCAAATTCTGAAGAAAGATGCGACCGTAACCGGAACGCAGGCTGCTTCTGACCCAGCAGGCATTGACGATATGATGGACTTCCAGATGGCTAAGAAAGGCTTGGCTCTGCGTAAGGACATTGAATACGCATTGCTTGGCCCGCAGGGCCGCACAGCGGGCGGCGCGACCACTGCCCGCACTATGCGCGGTTTCAACAACTGGATCAACGCAAACGGTTCACGCGGTGCAAACGGCGCTGACTCAACCGATGGCATTGCAGCGGTAACGGACGGAACTGCGGGCGACCTCCGCACCTTCGCTGAAGCCATGCTGAAGGATGCAATCAAAGACGCTTATGATGATGGCGGCGAACCAACCACGGTTTTGGTCGGCACGTTCAACAAGCAGATTGCTTCGACCTTCACTGGCCGTGCAACCGCACGTGAAATGGTCAAGGTTGGCACTGTTCAGGGCGCGGCTTCGGTTTACGCCTCTGACTTTGGCGATCTGAAAATCATGGCTTCGCGCACACAGCGCGGACGTGATGTTTTCGTCATTGACCCGACATACGCCAAGGTTGCGTCTCTGCGTAACTTTGAGCCTTCGGAGCTTGGCAAAATCGGTGATGCCTACACCCGTGAGATTTATTGGGAAGGCACTCTCGAAATGTGCAACGCCGATGCTCACGCAGGCGTGTTCGATCTGACTTCTTCGTAAGTCTAAACAAATAGGGCGCGACACCTCCTAGCGCTCGGCGGGGGCTGGCTTCGGCTGGCCCCCGTTTCTTTGGGGGCATCGGAGGTTTTGAATGACCAACCGCAAGAACGTCATGCTGGACTGGCTAGACACAGAGCGCCGTGCCACGCTGATGCACAAAGAAGATGGCACTTCCTATGTCGAAAGTCGGCAGGATGTTGAGCCGTTAATTGAGTGGGTCAAGGACCGCGCCAATTCGCCGGATGACAAAGATTACAAATATGTCGGGTCAATTCCCGAAGCCACGTTGAACCAGGCCATGATTGAAGGCTGGTTTCACGACAAGAAGGCGTGGGAACGCTGGTTCGCTGAAAACCCGAAGTTCTCTGCCAAATACCACCAATAAACACGCAAGGGAGGTTCCATGCGTATAGCTTTCGCCGTTCCGATTTATGACAACCCTGAAGGGATGTTTTTCCAGTCTTTCACAACCGCAGTTGCGCACCTTTACCAGTCCAAAATAATCGGGCCGGATGGTGAACCGCTAGAGTTTGTGACCGACACGTTTGTTTGCAGCGGGATTATCCAAGAGGCGCGGCATCGGCTGTTCTTTGAGGCGCTGAAATGGGAAGCCGATTACATCATCTGGTGTGACAGCGACCACATATTTCCGAAGGATGCGTTCGTTAGGCTTCTGGCGCACAATAAACTGATCGTGGGATGCAACTATGCCCGCAGAACGCACCAAGGCCAACCAACCGCACCAACGGCGGCTAAGCTTAACCGTGACGAGCAAGATGAGAAGCTTTGCTACACCACAGAAGAAAAGGTGAAGGCTGAAGAACTGGAAAAGGTTGACCACCTTGGCTTGGGCCTGACGTGTATCAATATGTCGGTTCTGGAACTGCTGACTGACCAAGCGGAAAAAGAAGGCAAGTCTAGTTTTATGCCTTTGTTCGCATGGCCTGAAAAGGAAGCGGGTGCGGGGACTGGTTCGGTGGGTGAGGACGTTCACTTTTTCCAGAAGTGCCGTGACGCTGGAATAGATATTTGGTGCGACCACGCGCTTTCGTGGGAAGTCGGCCACATTGTTAAGCGGGTTCTGACCCACGCGCACGTTGCGAACGACAAGCAGCGATGGATTAAAGAGGAAACCTGATAGATGACCATTGCTGTTAATCCCGGCCTAGCGTTTGATATTGAGACCTATGACGGGTTGATTGCATTCGTAACGGCGCACCTTGAACTTGACGCGGAAACGGTGGCGCAACTGCCCACCTTGCTGCGTAAAGCAGAGGCGCGGATTGACCGCTTGTGTATGGTTCCAGAACGTGAAGTCAGCGTGGCAATCACTACAACTTCTGGCGATCAAACCGTTGCCTTGCCGATTGATTATCGTCACCTTACGAATGCGCGGTTTGTAGGGACTAGCGGAAGGCCATTAGAGCAAGTCTCGCTTGGCTATCTGCATGACCAATACACCAATTTGAGCGGCGAGCCTGTTGTCTACGCCATTTCAGACGGAAGCGTTCACTTCGGGCCTGTTCCTGACGGTGCATACACGGTGCGCCTAACCTACTTTACGAAGCTGGAGAATGTAACGGAAGCCAATCAGACAAACTGGCTGCTTTCGGAGAATCCAGACGTTTACGTTTATGCGCTGCTGTTCCAGACTTCCACGTGGCTGGAGGATTTGGACGCGGCGCGTGATTACCGCTCTGAAATGCTCACGATTATTGACGAGATTAACTTGCAGGCGAAACGCTTTCGCCGCGCTCGCGGTGTTCGTATGCGTTCGCCAGTGGTTGTCTAATGGAAAGGCGTATCGCGCTTCCGGCCTATATGCCGGACCAATCAAACAACTCTGGCGTTCTTCTGGAGGCGCTCAACGTATATGCGGCGGCTGACGGTTATCGGCCTATTGGCAACCTTGAAGAACTGTCAGATGCGCTCGCGGCTAACTGCCAAGGCGGTGCATCGGCCATTTCGTCGAGCGGCACGGGGTACTTGCTCGCAGGCACAGCAGGCGGGCTTTACAGGCTGACAAGTTCGTCGGGCGCGTGGACTGGCCTAGTGACGGGCCTTTCGATTAACGGGCGTTGGCGCTTTGCGCAGTTTGGTGACTTTTCGGTAGGTGTAAACACCACCACGACTTACGAGATTGACCTTGACGCTGGCACGGCGGCTGCAATTAGCGGCGCACCTGCGGCTGATAGCGTTTGCGTGGTTGGGGACTTTGTTGTGCTCGGCCAAGCGGGCGGCAATATCCTGAAGGTGCAATGGTCCGGTTTCCGCGATCATACGGCGTGGACAGATGGCACTAATCAGGCGGGTTCACTGGTTATCCAGACGGGCGGCGAAATTCAAGCCGTAGTGGGCGGCGAATACGGCATCATCTTGCAGCGTGAAAGCATCAAGCGGATGACGCGCACAGGCGATCCGTCCGCACCATTTGAATTTGACGAGATTAGCTCAAACTTCGGCTGTGCATCCAGCGGGACTGTAGCGCAGGCGGGGCGCTCAATCTTCTATTACTCTGACCGCGGCTTCATGGCGCTGGAAGATGGGCAGGTATTGAAGCCGATTGGCAGCGAAAAGGTGGACCGTGAGTTTGACACGCAAGTCAACCGCGACAATCTTGATAACATTTACACGGCGGTGGATCCGCAAAACAAGCTGGTCATGTGGTTCGTTCCCGGCAATCCCGGAACGCTATGGATTTACAACTTTGAGCTAGATCGGTGGACGCGGGCGAAGTTTAACGGGCGGGCATTGTTCCCAGGCTTCACGACTTCAATCAGTCTGGATGATTTTGCGTCTATCGGCATTACAAACCTTGATACGGCCACGATTACGCTTGATGACCCGCGCTATGCAGGCGGGAATCCGCGCCTTTATGCGGTCTCCATCGGCAATAAGGTGGCAACACTGACTGGAACGCCTCTTGCGGCTGAAATTGAGCTTGGCAACAGCGAGCTTATAGAGGGCCGACAGGCGCGTTTGCGGGGCATTCGGCCCGTATGGGACGGAACAAGCGGAATTACGCTGTCAGTGACCGGAAAAGCCCGTCTAGGGGACGTTGGCACGACTAAATCAGCGCCAACTTACCGCGCAACGGGCAAAATGCCTGTTCGTGTGAAGGGGAGGCACATTTCAACGACCATCAATGTCGCTGCGGGAACGAACTGGAAGTATATTCAAGGGTTGGACTTTGAATTTGAGCAAGGCGGGATTCGATAAATGGGAATCGGGCGGCGCTTAGTTCCAGTTGACGCAAAGCGGCAGGATTGGCCGCGTTTGGTTGCTCAGGCGATTACGCAGTTACAAAATGAGGCTGAAGGCATGAAAGACGAAGCTAACAGCACAACTACGGCGTTGGGTTCGGGGGCCACATTTACGGGAGAGTGGGTTAGCAATAGTCACGAACACATAGCGGTCAACTGCCTGTCGGACACTGACGGGACGCTTTATATCGACTTTTCCATTGATGGCACTGCTGCGCTAACGACCTTCACTAAAGAAATTCCGATTTATGCGGATGACCCACAATTTGATGCGCTGATTAAGATGCCAGGCCGCTTCCATCGCGTTCGTTTCGTCAACAGCGCAAGCGCGCAAACGGATTTTGGCATTCTTACATCAACGGGGCAGGCGCTATTCCCCTTTTCTGTCGGTGAACGCGATGCGCCCAACTTTGCGGCTTCAACGTCCAGCGGAACAATCAGCACTACAACTTGGCGTGGGCTTGTCGATTTGTCGGACCGAACGAATTACCCGCACCACTTTACGGGCCGGATTGATTTATATTCCGCGTTCTTCTTTGTTCAAAAGGGCAGTAACACTGTCGGCGCGGTGCAGATGGGCATTATCACACGCATTGATGGCACTGACGCTGATGTCGAGTTTGTGCAGGGGGTTAGCTTCGATAACTCATCTAGCAATGTGGTTACACGCGACCGGATTTTTGACACACCTATCCGGTGTGGACAGACGGGCGGCTCGCTGAATGACGTTACAACTGGATTTGCTGAAACGGGCATCACCGCGCTAAACACTGGCATAACGATTACAGGACCAGAGGGCAGTTTCACCCCAGCGGTCGGGGACTTGGTTGTTAAATATGGCTACACAAGCGGGACGGCATACACTGCGGCGGCATCCTGCCAGTATGCAACGAGTGCAAGCACCGCGTGATTATCGGCATAGTCCCCGAACCAACACGGCATCGGGACTGGTCAAAGATAAAGGCATACCTTGAACCTGCTGCAAAGCTTGGCGGTGTGCCTGTTTTAGAAAAGCATGAAGAAGTCTGGACTGTAACCGAAGGCGATGAGCTTTTGGCTGCGGCAACTGGCCGGATTCTGCCTGAAGATCGGATTGGTGAAATTGTTCTTTGCGGCGGGCGCGATGTGCGGCGCTGGGTTGGGCAATTGCAATGGCTGATGTGCGCTTGGTTTCGCGCTGAAGGAATGAAGTGCGCTCGGATTTACGGGCGCAAAGGGTGGGCGCGGTTTCTCCACGCGCTCGGATGGAAAACAATATCGGAGTCGGGAAAAGTGGTCGCATACGAGAAGG